GAGGGCCGCATGCCGTGCTAGTAAATAATTAAGAATTGGAGGTATAAAATATGTGTGGATTATTTGCTACCCCAACCCCACCCCCAATAATGGAGCCACCTCCACCTCCTATTATGGAGCAGGAGAGTGAGCGTAAAGAGGTTGGCAGAGACCTTGAGCGTAGACGGGCAGCAGCAAGGAGAGGATTTGAGTCTACGTGGCTTACAAGAGGAAGCAGGACTGGTGTACCAGGTGGAGGGGCGGCCACTCAGCAACCACAAACAGTATTACGTAAGACTATGGGGGCGTAACTTATGGAACTACCTGGTGTGACCGATATACAAAAGTATAAAAAACGGCATAAAGAACTGCTCTACAACAGGTCGCATTGGGAGCCTATATGGAAGGACTTGTGCAGGTATGTCCTGCCGCAGTATGGCCGTGCTTTGTACCCAGGTTTTGAAACCAGACCCAGACGTGGCGATGAGGACATGGTTACGTCATGGCCTACGCTTGCAGCACGTGTCACTGCAGCAGGACTTCAAAGTGGGATGACATCTAAATCAAGGCAGTGGTGGCGTGCCAGTCTGCCTGATCCTGAGATGTCTAGATTCCCTGCAATACGTCGATGGTTGGATGAAGTTACTTATCGTATGACTTTTGTAATGGGGCAGAGCAATTTTTACGAAGGCACATATGGTGTATGGAGTCAGGCCCCAACGTATGGCACAGGTGTTACTGTATTCCTTGAGGACTTTGAGGACGTCATACGAGCACATACATTAATGATTGGCGAATATGCGCTGGCTTCTGATTATACGTTGAGAAACAATACATTATATAGGTCTTTCTATATGAGTACGTGGCAGTTGGTCAATACATTTGGCAAAGAGAATGTATCACGACAAGTTAGAAATGAGTACGACCGCAACAACACTGAACAATGGCACCACATTATTCATGCCATAGAGCCAAACGACGATCGTATTCGTGACGGTAGAAGTAATAGAAATATGCCATATAGGTCTGTATATTTTGAAGCTGAAGTCTCGGAAGACGATGAAGGAGTACTTGAGGTAAAGGGGTTTGAGGAGAAACCGTTCGCCACATTCAGGTGGGAGATAGCTGGTAGAGATGATTATGGTTTCGGGCCAGGGTGGGTGGTTTTGCCTGACTGTAAAGAACTTCATGCTACGCTGAGAGACAGAGGAGTAGGTATAGAAAAATCAGTTAACCCACCGCTTCAAGCCCCCGTTGTTGATATGGACAAGGTAGTAAATGCAGCACCAGGTGGACTGTCGTTTTACTCAACTATGCAGCCTGGCGGAGGAATTAAGCCCCTGTATGAGGTTGCCCCTGACCTTAATGGCATACAATTAAGTTTAACCGAATTGAGACAACTGATAGACCAAGCATATTACAAAGATTTGTTTCTTGCATTGATGGCCAGGTCTACAGGAAGCGCGGAAAAAACAGCTCGCGAGGTTGTGGAAATACAGCAGGAGAAGCTCTTGATGTTGTCGCCAGCGTTAGAGCGAGCTGATGAATACTTAGATGATGCAATTAACAGGATATTTGGCATTATGCTTAGAGGTGGTTTGTTGCCACCACCGCCGCCAGACATTGTAGACCAAGAGATAACTATTGAATATGTATCGATACTTGCCCAAGCTCAACAGATGATAGAATCAGCCAAGATAGAGCAGGGATCAGCATTCATTGCACAACTATCTAGCTTATATCCTGAAGCTAGAGATATATTGAATCCTGATGCCATCGGTGAAGGGTACTTATCTGCTATTCAGATACCACAGAGGATGCTCACTGATCCTAGGGTTCGTGAACAAATTAGAAGAGAAAGGGCTGAAGCTGAAAGACAAGCAGCACAAATGGCTCAGATGCAGCAGATTATAGAACAAGGGAAGACATTATCTGAGGCTGATATGAGTGGGCAGAATGCATTGAGTGCTCTGATTGAGGGTGCTGTAGGTGGTATCCGATGAACAAGAACCCAAGGAAATATAAAGTTACAGATAATGAAGGGGCAGAAAGGCAAAGATTAAAAGAGCAGATTATTGAAAATATGCGTATCAATGATCTAGCTGAGATTGTATCAACAGAACCTGGGAGGAGGTGGGTGTATTCTATCATTGAGAGGTGTCACATATTCCAGCCAGTAATGACGGGAAACAGTTATACTTTCTTCAATGATGGGATGAGGCAGATAGGATTAATGATTATTGGAGAGTTAGCTCGTGTAGATAGAGATTTATTTGGTAAGATGTTTGCTGAATCATTTAAATGGAACGAGCAAGTGGAAGCAATACTACATAATTGGGAGGAAGAAAATAATGACTGAAGAGCTTAACGTCAATGCCGAGGCACAGACAAACACTGAACCCTCGGGTGAAGGCGAGCAAGCGGTAGAGAAAAAACCAGTCTCTGGCGAGGCAAGGCCTGAGCCTGCAGAGAAGCCTGCAGAAGAAAAGCCAAAGCCAGAGGTACCTGAATCATATGAGTTTCCTGAAGACCTCAAGCTTACAGAAGAAGAAAAGACTAAGTACGCTGAGCTTTTAAGAAAACATGGAGCAACCCAGGAAGCTGCTAACGACCTCATTGAGCACATCAAACAGCAAGCAAAGGCTATTCAGGAAGCTAGCGTCAAAGCTTGGTATGATCAGGTTAAAAAATGGGGCGAGGAAGCAGAGAAACACGAGGAGTATGGGGGCCCTAAATTTGAGGAAAACCTAAAGACAGTGATCATACCCGTACTCAATAAGTTCGGAGACGAGCAGTTAATTCAGGAGCTCGACCAGACTGGATTTGGTAATAACCCTAGGCTTTTAGCTTTTCTGTACCGTGTAGGTAAGGAAATTGGTACAGAGGCTAAGTTCGTCGAAGGGCGTCCAAGTGCCGGTGATGAGAACAATATCCTGAAGACTCTCTATCCGACAATGTTTAAAGATAATCAATAGGAGGTGTAGTAAATGGCAGAAATATTAGGGCAAAATCTTCCAACCTTGCACGATTGGGCGAGACGGCTTGACCCTAAGGGCAAGATAGATACTGTAGTTAATCTACTGGCTGAAACTAATCAGATACTAGAAGATATGGTGTGGATTGAAGGTAATCTGCCAACAGGTCACCAAACGACCGTAGCTACAGGTATACCCGAGCCTACGTGGAGGACGCTGTATCGTGGTGTCCAGCCCACAAAAGGCACGACCAAGCAGGTCGTAGATACTTGTGGCATGCTTGAGGCCAGGCCACAGATTGATATTGACTTGGCTAAGTTGAATGGCAACTCTGCTGAGTGGAGGCTTTCTGAGGAGAGACTCCACATCGAGGGCATGAACCAGGAGATGGCTAAGACACTGTTTTATGGTGATACTAGAGATGAACCAGAGAAGTTTATGGGTCTGGCTCCAAGGTTCTGTGATTTAAACGCTGACAATGCTGGGCAGATAATTGATGCTGGAGGCACAGGTAGCAATCTTACATCCATATGGCTTGTAGTGTGGGGGCCCAACACTGTACATGGCATCTTCCCCAAGGGGTCCAAGGCTGGTATGCAGATTACCGATAATGGCAAGCAGACAGTAACTGACGCCAATGGCGGAAGGTATGACGTGCTTGAGTCGCACTACAAGTGGGATTGTGGTCTGTCGGTGCGTGATTGGAGATATGTTGTACGTATTGCTAACATTGATGTAGATAAATTGGCCACATTTGGTTCTGGAGAAAGTGATGAGTCGGCAAACCTGATTAGATTGCTCATCCAGGCCGTTGAAACGCCCCCTGAGGTAAACCTTGGCAGGCCTGTTATTTATTGTAACAGGAAAGTTAGGACGTGGCTCAGGATTATGGTTAATGAGAAGTCCAACGTTTACCTGTCTCTTGATGAATACGGAGGCAAGAAAATTCTTACCTTTGATGGCATACCTATTAAACGTTGCGACAAAATCTTGACCACTGAGTCTAAAGTTGGTTAAGGGGAGGTGTTAAGATTGATACTTGATAGCAATTTGATTTTAAGCGATGCTCAAGATGCTAGCACGGCTGGTTTTTCAGAAAATATAATAGATACTGTTGAGGTTGGCGACGCTGTAAATGAGTTGTATTTTGTAGCTTATGTTGAGACTGAATGTGTAGGTTCTGGTACTGATACTGATGGTGCAGGGGCTGTTGAAGTCAAGTTGGTTACAGAAACTGATGGTGCAGGGGCTGTTGAAGTCAAGTTGGTTACAGAAGATGAATTAACAAATGATAATTTTAATAACCCAGATATTCTATGGACTTCTGGAGCTGTGCCAGTTGCAAATCTTAAAGATAAATATTGTTTTGGTATGGTCAGATTGCCTAAGCCAGAAAAAGTTAAAAGATATATTGGAGCGCAGATTGTACCAACTACTATAGCAAGTGGTAAGCTTGACATTTATTTAACCGATAATCCTCAAACTAATATTTAGCGGTGATTAATATGTTATATGAGGTTACTACTGATTGTCTAGACTTCAACCATAGATATCGCAAGAAGGGTGAACGTGTAGTCGTACCCGACGGTCAGCCTGTGCCCAAGTGGTTCAAGCCTATTGGTGAAGCTAAAGAAGTTAAACAAGAAGATCCACGAGAGGAATATAAAACTTTAAATCAAATGAAAAAGGATGAACTACTTGAGCTGGCAGGCAAGGAAGGCGTGTCTGTTCCTATCGGGGCTACGAACCAAGAGATAATTCGATTGATTCGTTCCGATAGGAAAAGGAGAAAAGAATAGCATGATAGCTGAGGGGGCTATGCCCCCTCACATATTAAGAGGGTGAATTTATGAGTTTTACCCGTTTACAGATATGGAATTTAGCTTTGGCCAAGGCTGGTATATCAAGACAACTTGTTGATGATAAGGTACTTGATTCGCCGTTGGCCCAAACATTGCATAATTTATATGAACCTACATTATTTTCTTTTTTAGAGGAGCATTCGTGGAGCTTTGCTAAAAGGACTGTACCACTAACTTTATCAGACTATAAACATATTAAATGGGAGTTCTGCTATGAATATCCCGATGATTGCTTATGCATTAGAATGATAACCTCTAAGGCGTCTATAGATACTAAAGATGAAATACCAGTTTTATATGAAATTATAACTGATGAAAATACTGGCAGGCTTCTAATTGGAACTAATGAAGCTGATGCTTATGCTATATATACTACAAACAACATTCGCGAGGAAGCATTCCCATCTATGTTTGTGCAAGCATTTGCTACTCGTCTTGCCGCTGAGATAGCAATGGCCCATGCTGGAGATAGAGGCAAACACTTAGACTTACTGCAACTATCTATGCAGATGGGTGAAGGATCTAAGGAAATCAATGCCAATGAAGCTATCCATGTTGTATGCGATTATGAAAGCAAATATAGGAGGGCTAGATACTAATGGCACGTAATATGGGATCTTCTCCGTCGTCCAGCACATTTAAGACTCACCAGGTAGCAATGGTTGGCGGTGAAGTAGCCCCAGCATTGTGGTATAGGTCAGACCTTGAAAAGGTTAGAGTATCGTTAGCTAAGTGCCGCAATTTTATACCATTCGC